CTAAATAAATATCTTTGGTTTGTGCTATGGAATATTCAATCCCTGTATCATTCAGTTGTGCTTTGTTGGGTAGTCTTTCTCCCTCCCCAATCTTTTTTAAATGAGCCATACAGCACGCTCCAAGCCAGTGTTCTCCATCTTTTCTTAAAAACGGCCCAGCTGGTGCTTTACAATATGCACACAGCGTAGGCCTATTATTACCATCAAAATTAAAATGGTGCATCGTCATCATCAACGGTGGTTGAACCCATAGCCGCTAAATCAGATTCCGATGGTCCTGTTTTAATATTGTCATCAACAGGTTCTGGCTTTTTATTAGTGGGTTGCCAAGTCTTACCCCAATCTTCGTTAATCTTCAGATAACCATTGTCATCTTTAACTAATTCAGCTGATACACTTTTACCCATAAAGGCAGTAGATGTATCTTTTGGTGGTTCTTTCAATCCCATCGCTTGCGCCATGAGTAGCATTGACTTAACACCACTATCTACATACTTAGGATTGTCGTGACCAACAGTAAAGGTATGATTCAATCTGATGCTACTACCATCAATCTCAAAATACATCTTGCACCCACGCCATCCGTTTCTACCTTCAACCAAGGCTTCTTCTTCGCCTTGCCAATGCAGAACATGTCTACCTGGCTCAACTGCCGACTTGCCTTCGTTAGAGGCATCTACATTAAAATTTGTTAAATCCATTTTTTACTCCTTTTTAAATCCAACATTTATATTGTGAACACTCATCCTCTTTTGCTCCACAATGACGACAAAATCCATCTTCATCGTATTGCGGTTCATCATCGCAAAAGTGTTCGTTAAGTTCTTTAGTATCAATCACTTCAACATCTGCTCCCTAATGGCTTGCCATTCAAACGGCATTTCATTATCAAGACCAAATCTATTCTTAGCTTGGAAGCCAGGTGTTTCTTGTGTAAATATAGTTCTGTCTCCTTGCTTTAGTTTAGTAGTCATACCACCGCCCTTACCTTTTACCTGGATAGTACCTATCTTGTAATTAGCAAAGAATACTGCGTCACTGTGTTCTATGACTAGATCAGCGGCTTTTCTGTGGAGCTTTATTTGATGCCGATCATGGGGTTCGCTTGATGGATCTTCATATCTTCTTACTTCATTGTGTGCAATCTGTAAGACAGTAAAGCCTTTGTCTCGCAACTGATTTAGTAAAGCAAGATACTCTTTCCATACCTCTAAACAAGCGGCATAGCCTTTTCCGTATGCTGGTGAGCTGATATCTGGCCAACCATTCTTTTCACAAACATAATCGTGCATTAAAGTTTCTAACCAATCTAAACTATCTACAATGACAGTTTTAAATTCGCTATCTTCTTCTATTAAAGACTTTAAGTTTCCCTCTAATTCTGTATATGTTTTAGCTACAGGAAAGTGAGGACACTCAATCTTACCTATACCATCTTCTGCTTGCACTATGATTGGTTTGTTCATTGTTGCGCCAAAAGATGTTTTACCAATTCCACCAGGACCATATAAAACTATGATTGGTGGTTTAAGTTTTGCCTTTTGCCTAATATTAGCTAACGACATTATTGCACCTCAATCTTAGGTTCATCTTCTGCTGGCTCTAATATGTTTTTCATACGAGCTTCATAAGAACCAAGTAAAGTATTTAAGTCATCAATGTCATTGTTGGCTTTAATAATAAACTCATCTCTGATTTGTTTCTTCTCCTGCCAACGAGCCATCAACTCTTTTGCATTGTCTGGCATTTCATTTATCTTATGTTCCTTGCCATCATCCGCAAACTTTATTGTTGGTTCATCAACATTTTCAGTTTTATTTTCTTCTACCATTTTAGTCTCCCTGTTGGTTTTGTTTATAAGTATCACAAGCATCTTTAGCATTACACCAACGGCATCCGTCTTTGCTATAGTTGTATGTGGGTATCTCCTCAAAGCAAGCCTCGGCTGCTGGCTTTAAAGTTTCATAAGCCCATTCAACTAAGTTAATAGCTGATATGGAATATGATCTAATTGGACCATCCTTGTGCCAACCTCTTGGTTGTACTATGGTCATCTGAACTGTGCAGTCATCTCCGTATCTGGATAATGCACCTAGTGCATAGATACGCATTTGTGGGTTGTCTGCTTCTACTGCCCACTTACCAGATTTAAGATCTATTATCTCTATCATGTCTTTACCAATGAGAATGGCATCTGCTGTTCCCCATAAGTCTGCATGTATTTCTGGCATATTAACTTTTTCTTCTATTAATGGTCTTGCAACATCAAGCTCCATCATTCTCTTGTCTATGTAATCAACATAAGTATTAGCACAATCAATCATCTCTTGGTCAACTGTGATATCAAAATCTTCTACATGATGTGTTGTACCAAGATAGTATTCTTCTAGTGTTAGGTTGTTTAGCCTTCCTTTAAGTAGTGTCTCTACCATTTCGTGAATTAATGTACCTGTCGCTGCTGGTATGCCTACTTTATATTCAACCTGCATGCTCGCTAAGAGTTGTGGCATGCCAGGACAAGCCATCCATATCTTTGCTGCTGAAGGTGAGAGTTTAGCGTGCGCCATGGACAGAAATATAAGAGTCGTTTTCCATTCTTTTCACATCATCAAGATCGTATTTAATCTTACCGCCAATCTTAAAATAGCTAGGACCTTGTCCTCTATAGCGTCTATTGTCGATTGTTTTCTTGCTGACTCCCCATCTCTCTGCTAGTTCGTCAACCTCTATGGTATTTGATATGTCAAAATTCTTTTCTAATATTTCCATAAATTTCCCTTTTATTAATATTTTTGTTTATAATAAACCATTATTACTAATTATCAAGTAATATTTTAATAAAATTTGGGAGAAATTAATGATGAATAAAACAGTATACGCACATACTAACTTAGGAACTGAAGAGGAATGGGATCAAGCAATAGATAGGCTTGCAACCAATAACCAAGTAGCTGGAACGCATTACAAGCAATCCAAGATACAACCTATAGATTATATATATGCTAACAACCTGTCTTATAACTTAGGTAGTTGTTTAAAATATATAACCAGAAGTAAAGGAGAGAAACAGGATAGGGTGACTGACTTGTTAAAGGCCAAACACTTTATAGATCTTGAATTACAGATGGTTTATGGAACAGATGCCAAGGGTAATAAAATAGGAGATTATTCAATAGAAGTTTCTCTTTAACTATGAGGTAGCTATGAATTTATATGAGTTTGATGATCGTATTCTAAGTGAAAGAAACGGAAGAAAGCCTATATATGTGAACAAACATCTTGCTAAAAAGTTTAAGGATTTTTGTGAGAGCCAACAGAAATCACCACATAAGGTGGCTGAGTATCTAATATCTTTAGGTATGAACTCTGTGAAGTATTACGAAGAACCTAAAGTGTCTGTTGACATCGAAGCTCTTTAAATAGGTTTTTGGTATTCTCTAGCGTGTCCCACGCTTGAACATCCTCGTCTTTAAAACTTATCTGCTTTAGACCTTCTGGAAACATAAACTGAACTGTTTGATGTTTTAAAGCAACCAAGGCATAAACATCTATAGCATCTTCTGTATAGAATCTTTCTTTGGTATAAGCACCGCGCCTAAAGTCATATATCCATGACACTCTACAGTTTTGTATTTTAGATTGTGTTTTAACCTGGCACTTATATAGTTTATGGTCAACATCAAAGATGATGTCTGCCTCCGCGCTGTGTGGAACTATCATTACAGTATCTGCGTGTAAAGAAAGTAGCGAGGCTACTAAGTATTCTCCAGATCGGCCAACTCTTTCAGATTGGCGTGGCATGGGGTTATTGTGGTACTGCTAACAATGATTGTTCTTTATATTGATCTTCTATTAAGCCTTGTGCCTGTGGTCCTGTTAGACCAATACTTGTTAAAACAGCCACTTTTGCATCTATAGGAACGCCACTTTTTGTAGCCCAGTTTTTGAATGAAACTTTAGTTGCTGGATTTGTTAAAGCAGTTGCTAATATTTTTGGCATTGCATATGCACCTGCTGCAACTGTTAATCCTGTTGTTGGATCTCCAGCTAATAAACCACTACCAGTTCCTATACCTATGGCTGTATAAAATTCTCTTGAAGCATTACCAAAGGCTGTATTTGAAAAATTAACTGACTTACCAGCTTCTTTAAATCCTCTTGACAAGTTTTCTATATCGTCAACTTTTGTACCTAAGGCTTGTATTGATATTGGTAATTCTCCTGTACCTTTTTTTAGTTTTTCAAAATTGCTAACTGTTTTTCCTACTGTAAAACCACCATCAACATTTCTTGTAATATCATAAAATTGTTTTTCGCCAAGTAATTTTAATTGGTTTTCATTAGCTAAGTTTTTATTAAATACGTTACCTAAAAATTCATTAGCTTTTGATGGTTCTGTTTTTAAATTAGTTTCTAATTTACTATAAATTTTTTCTGATGGTAAATAATCTTTACCAGCTTGTGTTGTTATTGGTCTTATTTGTTTGTTAATAACATCACTACCTTTTTTATAATAATCATTAGCTAGTTTTGCTGTTACAGCAACGTCTCCACCAATAGATTCTGCCGCTTCAAACATATCGTCAGATAAAGCTGCGTATAGTTTTTTCATATCATCTAAATCAGGAGATGTGCCAACAACAAAACTTCCTTTTAATTGTCTGCCTATAGTAGATCTTAAGCTAGCTAAGTCTCTATATGTAAGTTTTGGTTCTCCTTGGAAATATAATGATAGTCTATCGCTTAAATTTTTACCAAATAATTCAGTTAAACCCTTGTTGGAAAATCTATATTGATTTGCTTGTAATACTTTTTGTGTTTTGTTTAAATCAAAAACTTTTCTTCTAGGTATTCTTTTATTTAGTGTGTTATATAAAAAGTCTGATCTTGTTAAAAAATCTTCTTCAAATTTTAATGCAGCATCTAAAATTAAATCTCCAGCTGCCTGTTGTGATAAATTTGAGCCAGTAGATGTTAAGTCTGTAATAGCATTATCTAGCTGATTTAAAGCATCATTATATGATTGAACAATCTTTGATCCACCAACTGTAGTTGCCAAAGCATTTTCTGTTCTAGCTATTTTAGGGCCTGTAGTTACACCTAATGGTAAATCTTTCATACCTAAATTTTCAGCAGACTTATAGACAGATTTTGCAATTGGATCATTGAATATCTTATTAGCACCTTGCCTTAAAATTTCCGCACCTTTTTGTAAAGGAAATGGTGTTAATCCTTCTATTGTTCCTTGCAAGGCCACATCGCCAGTATACTCTGATAGTGTTCTGGTATCTTCAGCACCCTCTCCAAAGAAAAAACGCAATGCGTTATCATATATTTCCCCAGCTACTACAGAACCCCCAGCACCACCTGCTGCAACACCAACAGGAACACCAACTACAGTTGGTGAGGTTGTTAAAGCTCCAGCAGCTGCACCTAAACCACCGCCTATTAGTTCAGCACCAATTCTTCCGTATTCAAAAACGTCACCTAAATCAAAACCGCCTGGATTAAATAAAGTTGGTTGTTTAGTTTTTGGGTTTGTAAAAACATAATTATTTGCACCAAAAGGTATAGCATCTGGATAATATTTTTGTATTAGTTTTAGTTTATCTTCTGGTTTTTTATATGCAGAAACAGTCGCTCTTATTTTTTTTGGCGCTCCAGTTTTATTATCTAAATTCTCAAAAGACAAAGCACCGCTAGGTAGTGGAGGGGTTGTTGTCGCGCCTTTTGGTAGTTCTAATGCCATGCTTATTATTGTACCGCTTGACCAGTTTCAGAATATATCCAACCATCGCCTGTTGCATTTACTTCTATTTTTTTACCTTTTAAATAAGCAGTTTGTTTTGTTTGAGTAATTGTTCCTTTTGGCACTTCCATTCCTAATTCGGTATATATTGGTGTTTTTCTATCACTAATAGAACTTAGTAAGTTATCTAATTGTTTCTTTATGCCAGCAGTACCGCCTGATATAAAAAATTGTTGAAATCCTGTGGGATCGCCAACCATACTTTGTAGTAAATCTAAATCTGGTCCAGCAAGAACACCAAGCTCTTCTAAATTTTTAAGCTCTAGCAATAATGATGTATATTGACTTTGTATATCAGCTCTATCTTCTCCCCTTGTAAGTGGGTTAGGCTGTATTTCATCTAATTTTTTTTGGAAAGCTAATATTTTTCTTTCTGAATTATTTACTGTATCAATTTGTGTTTGTAAGGTTTTTCTTCTTTCTGGCGATACCTTAACAACCTCTTCTTCTTTTGGTTCTGTAACAACTGGTTTTTCATCTGCCGCAGTAACGCCAACAGGAGGTAAATAATCACCTTTAGAAATCATACCTGGTATTTTTCTAGTTACTTGTTGTCCAACTTCATTGATATATGTTTCTGTCTTAGGTTGCGATAAATAATCATACGCAGTTTTATACATAGGAGATTGTCTTACAGATTCGTCTTGTTGTCCTTGCAAGAGAACATTGTAAAATTGATTAACAACGCCTTGTCCTTTAAATAATTCACCACTGCTTGTAAACATTTGCTCTGCACGCTTTTGCTGTACATTAATATAACCAGGTAAACCAAGACTTCTTAATAATCTTGCTTTTTGTGGGTCTGTTTGTTCAGCCATTCTTATTGCATTTTCATATTCTACTTGATATTGATTTTGCAGTTCTATATTTTTTCTAGCTTGTTCTCTAGCTAGCGCATTTTGTGCTGCTGGTTTACCTTGTAAGGCTTCACCAAATTGTATTAATGCTTCAGATGTACCCAATCTTCTAGCTTGTTTTCTTTGTCTCACATAAGCATCGATTTCTGCTTGTGTCATTTTTTCTAATTCTTCTTTCGTTTTTAACTCACCTGGCTCATCACCAAATCCGCCAATTCTAGCTAACTTGTCACCAAAACCAGTAAGCTTTGGTATTGTTGGTGGTGGTGATGGTATGTTAGGAGCTTGAAATGATCTTATATCAGATATTAATTTATCTGCCTCTGTGGTGTAAGGTGTTCCCATCATTGTTGGTAAGTTAAGATTTATTGCCATTTATAATACTCCGTAATTAACTTTGTAATAACCACTAGCATCTTTAGATACAGCCTCAGGCATATACTTCATTACCTCTTGTGCAATAACACCTATTGTTGGACTGTCTATACCAAGCTCTTTAGCTTTGTTATTCCAATTCCAAATATATAAATTGTGTCCATTTTTAGATTTACCAATTTTCTGTATATTTTCTTTTAATCTTTCATCAGAAAATAAGCCTACTAATGTTCCAATACCAGCAGCAGCTTGTCCAAACTCTGTTCCTGATAAACCTCTTTCGCTTGATGTTCCAGATGTGCTTATTAATGGTGTACCCAAACCAGCTTGTAATAAACTTAATTGCTGTTGTGGATAACCTAATGCTCTTGCAAACTCGCCTCTTTGTGCATCTATAGCTCTTTGTTGTAGTGCTTGTTGTTGTGCGCCTATACCGCCTAATAAACCAAGTCCTCTTAATTGTTCTTGTTGTAAACCACCCAATAAACCAGCACGTTGTTGTCTTGCCTGCATCTCTAATTGTGGTTGTGTTAGTGCAGCTCTGCCAGCAATATCTAAACCAGCTATTTGTCTTTGTTGCTCTAATCCAGCTTGTTGCATACGTCTTTGCTGTCCTAACTCTGCACCAAAGATACCTGCTTGTTGACCAAGTTGTGCTTGTTGTAAAGCTCTTTGTTGTTCTTGACCAGCACCAAATATGCCTAATTGTTGTTGTCTTGCTAAGTCAGCTTGTGCTGCTGCTTGTGCTTGTTCAAATCCTGCTTGTCTTAAACCAGCAGCTGTTCTAGCCATCTGCTCTGCGTAAGGTCTTTGTGATTCAGACTCTAGTAATGCAGATCTTGAACCACCAAAAGCACCTGCTCTGATTGCTCTTTCTTGCGCACCGCCACGCGCTATATCAGCTTGTCGCTGTATATCTTGCATAGCTAAATCTATAACTTGTTGTTGATAAGGTGATTGATATGCACCTATGTCTTGACTTAATAAACCTTGAAATTGTGGAGTAGATACTGGACCTATTTGTGCTGCACCTGGAGCTTGTGTTGCTTCTATGGTTGGCGCTTCAAAACCAGTGACAGGTTGTATGGTAGGCTTAAATTGATCTTGTGCCATACCTTGTAAGGCTTGTGTTGGGTCATAACCCATACCAGATTCAAACATACCTCTAGTAGCTTGAAACT